CTTTAAGTTGACCTTCCATTTGACTTAATGCAGCGTCTGCTCTTCTTGTACCATATTGGTCATCAGAAAGTATTTCTGCTGTTTCTAATTTAGATTGATGCTGGATCTCTGCAACCTTAATTCTAGTCTCATTATCAAGCTGATTCATTTCAACTTCTATTTGTAATTCACGCTCTTTAGCTTCAGCTTCAGCCTGTGCTTGTTGCATTGCACCTTCTTGTTGTTGTGCTTGTAATTCTTTAGCAGCTTCTAAACCTCTTTCAAGTATATGCTCTGCTTCAGTCATAGTATCAGACTTGTATATTCTAATTACGTCAAGCATATCTATTTGTCCAGACTGTAAAGCAGATTGAGCCAACTGAGATACAGCCGCCTTCATTTCTTCATCTTTACCTCCGTCACCTAAGAATACTCCGTAGTCATTTAAAGATACTTCAGGTAATATAGATATAAACTTGTAAGTTCCATCACCAAACACTGTCGCAGTCTTTTTACCCTCAGACCAACAAGCTTTCATTAAGTTAGCGCAACGCATTAACACGTCTTGCTTAACCATGTCGTGAGACCAGAACCAAGAACGAGTTATAGTAGCAGATTGTACTACTGCACGCTTTTGATTACCTACCTGTTCGTATTGCTCTATTTGACCTTCACGCTGTCTAGTTACTCCAGACACTTGACCAGCCATATCTTCCAGCATACCTTTAAGGTTTATAAGTTGCTGTACAGAATTAGATAATGTAAAGTCTATCTGCTGGAATTGATTAAATGTTTGCGCTTGCAAACCTTCATCCTTAGAGTTAATAGGTATAATACCATCATTCTTAATGTGATACATTATATCCTGCATGTTCATTCCAAGATTGGCTGGCATTTGAGCTACATCATAAACAACGGCTTTACCACCAGATCTAGCCATACATAATTCTATGTGATACATAGTTATATTATATAGCATCTGAACATTCTTAAGTAAATCAACCATAGAAACAGAACTACCTGTAGTATGGTTTCTAACGCAACCAACATAACTTAGGTTAGCTGCACTAGGATCATCTAAAGAACGTATTTGATCAGGAACTCGCTGACAATTAACCATAATCGAACCACCAATCTTTGTAGCTTGCCAAATATCGTCAACAACAACTTTACGAACCTTTTCTCCTTTACGCTTTCTATATTTATCAGAAACCATTTTTCTAAACGGCTTATCATTGTCATGCTTGTTAGGACTTATTTTATATTGTATCTTTCTTAAAGATCTCCACTCTGCATGAACTACTTTTACTCTAAGCTCACCAGATTCACCGTTCATGTACCAATTTCTATGTTCAGATTTAATATCTGCTTTATTTTGTTGAGACATAGATTCTATAAGCATTATTTGCTTGTCATCTAACTGCTCACCAAACTCATCTATTATATCGCTAGGACACAACCATCTTTCTTCTGTTATCCAGTTAGATTCTCCTAAGTCGTCTGTTTCGCTAGACAAATCATAAGCGAGAGACCTTGGGTCTACGCGCCTAACCTGTGGGTCACCATCTTTAATTTCTACGCGATAGCACTCCTTACCAGTTATTAGTAGATCCCTAAAGCCCTCCTTGAATTTGTTTTTAATTTTATATCTATTAGTCAAAAATTCTAAACCATCTTGAACTGCTTCTTCTATAGACTCTCTGTAATTGTAGCGCATAAATGTATCTATGTCATCTGGTACAGGAATTTCCTGACCTTCCGTCTTTACATCCATACCAAGATTCGCCATCTCCTCTTTAACCTCTTCCATTAACTTATTCATAACCATAGTTACTTTATGGTCTTCTTTTCTGTTAATAGCTTCTTGATTAACTGTCACAACTTTAGTATCAAGAGGTCTATGCAAATCTTCACCTAATAATAGGTCTATTTTAGGTTGTACTATAGGGTAATTTACTAATCGAGCTGGATAATTGTATCCATACTGCTCTGTAAGGTATTTGTAATCGTCACGGTTAAACTCACCGTTATATATATCGTAATTTCTTACATCTTTTAATCGATACCTATTTTCAGGACTACTTACATGATCTGTGTGATTAACAATAGCGTCAAGCATATGCTCACACCACTTCTTATCTTTTTTAGAATCAGGTAATAACTGACTAGGGAAATTCTTCATTATTTTATGTGTTTAACAGGTATTCCATTACTATCGTACTTATAATATATAAATCCGCTTTCTTTTACAGACTCTTCTTCTCTATTTTTTACTTCAATTGCAAAGTTATCATTTTCGTGGATTAAACACAAACCAAATGCAACTGCTCTATCTGTATTACGCGAACCCCAGTCGCATAACTCATCTAAAAGGTCTATAAACCATATTTCGTCACCTCTTTCCTTAATGTAATCATACATTAAAGATTCCATATACGCTTTTATTTGCTTATTCATATGCACACCATAATTATTTCTAGTTTTAGTACCAGGTGAGTGTGCAGACCTTGGTTTTGTTTTTAAATATCTTTGAGCTTTATTTCTAAGGAAATAATCTAATATTCCAATCTTAGTATACTCAACTAACATTTGCGCGTTATAATATACAGCTAATTTTAGACATCCTTCAAAAAACTGATCAGCTGTTTCTGGTCTGTCTGTATATTCTGCTATTGGCAACCTATAAGGTTGATTAGTATCAGCTATTCTTCTAAATATCATAGCACAACCCAAAGATGGAGCTGCTCCTGCTTGATCTTGGTCATACGAGTCAATACCACCTATGTCTAATCCAGACATATTAGTTTGTGGTTGATGTAAAATCTTATATGGGCCGTGTGGGTGTGGAGTAAACTTAACCTCGTTAGTTAAACCATCCTCATTTATTACCCAATCTAAATAACCAGTACTTATGTGCTGCTCAGGATCTGCTAATTCTTGTACTCTACCTCTTTGTTGATTAAGTAATGCTATATCAAACCTAGAGCCTTTAGTTTTAAGGAAAGCTTCCTGTATAGTTAAGGGGTAGTTTTGTAAATGCAAATTGTATGCCTTACTATCCCCACCACCTTCTAATATTTTCTTTCTTTCTCCTTCTATGTACTCATATGCTTTTTGCTCATCATCAACTCCAGTCTTAGGGCTAAAGAATCCGTGTAATGCCCTTGATGCAGGAATAAACATCGGAATAAGATTAAATGCATCAGCATTATAATACATATCCATAAAGTCAGCAGATGCTGCATCAATATCACCACCAGTACCACCCACTACAGGAACTCCGTACTGCATTGCTCCATCCATGAAACAAGCTTTTGATGACATGTATGCATTCTTCAGTCTCTTGAACTCTCCTGCTTCTTCAAATATCATTATAGATAGACGCTCACCTTTATATACTTCTGGATCATCCATGGTTCTACAGTGTATCACAGACTGATAGCCACCTATCTCCCAACGCCCTTCAGCGTTCTTCTGCCTATACCCTGCCCGTAACACATCCTTAGTATCCTTTAACCACCCGTGCCGAAAATTAGGATGTTGATTCATCAACCCTTTTTTTGTTTTCTCAAAAAACGAGTTAGCTGTAACACCGAGTCCAGCCGCAATTCCTACTTCGGAATGCGGAAAGAAAGTAAATTCATGACCTACCAGTCCAGAGTTCATATAAGAGAACCCTTTATCCCTAGCTTTAATAACGATCATTCCTTTACCTTCCTTACGACAGGTATCAAATAGCATAAAGTACTCCTTATCCATATCTCTATACCATGGGTATATAAGAGATTTACGGTTTCCGTCTGTACCGTCATTACCAAGTATCATATAATAGTTTAGATACCAATAATAGTTCCCAGGTATCCACTCTCCACCAGGAGGTTTATAACCGTGAATACATCGGTGCATTTCTTCTTCCCAATAATCTTGATATACTAAACTGTCTGCGTCTAGCTTTGGGTGACCATGATTAGGTATAGGCCTATAGTCTTGTACGTTAAACTTCTTAGGCATCCTTAAGTCTTACAGCTCTATCCTCTAAAAAGCTTAGAGTCTGTTCACCACTAATTGTTTTCCTTTCACCTCTACGCTCAATAGCCTCTAAGAGAACAGTTCTTGTTCCCAACAGCTTCTCTATACCAATCATAACCTTCTGCAACTCTTCTGCAGTCTCCTGATCCAAGTGCCAATTATTAATTAATGTAGTATACTGGTCTATCTTTTTGTTAAAAGCCTCTAACTGATCGTCAAGGGGATCTCTTTGTAGTTTGCGATACTTCTCTATACCTGCCTGAACTAAGGGATGTTTAATGTCAGCCCATTTGGGCTTCCCAAAAATGTCCGATACTATCTGCCGATAACGGTCTTTCTCATTTAGATACCTATAAGGTGAATCGTAGTCCTGACTCAAAGCTATAAATTTCATAGCCTTTTGACCTAACTTTTTTTCCTTTAATATCTTTTGGAACTCTGGAACGGCTAATACACCGTTATCCTCATCCTCTATGTTCTCTCCTTTCTTACTTATCTTTAATAGATACATTTATGCTCTTTCTAATTTATATATAAGCATAAAACTTCCTACGTCCATGCTATTAGAATAACCAACAGGCACCTCTACCTCTTCGTAATCATTCGTCTTCTCATTATAATATATATAGTTTAAGGTCTCCACTATAGGGTCATTAAAATATATACCTCTTTCTAATATCTTCCAATCATGATCTATCAGCCACACATCTATCTCATTATCGATAGCTATACTCGGTGCGAAATCCGAAAAATCATCTGTTACATACACTAGTTCTAAGTCTCCCTGCTCATTTCTCTCTATATCCCCAAACGGAGTCTCTATAAAACTTTTCACGATGTCTTTTAGTTTTGGCATTAGTACTTTGGTTTTCTTGGCTTAGGCTTAGTCTTAGTCTTTGTCTTTGTTTTTGAATACCCCATTAGTATGTGAATTTAGGATTAGACTTACGGGCTTTGCACTTTTTACACTTGCAACCCTTTTTGCATTTCTTCATAATAGTATTGTTTTAGCAAATATAAAAAAATTTTTTTAGTTGTGAATGTGTGATGCCCTCTGCTGTACACCCCGTGTACTTCCCAAACTTTTGGCTACCGCCATCTATTTATTCAAAAATCAATTCATTTTCTAACCCCTAAAACTAAGAAAACATGGGACTATTTAACAGAGTAAAAGATTCAGCATCAAACTATGTAAAGTGGCAAAAGATTAGCTACAAAGAAGCAAACAAATGTGGAGAGAAACTTGCTAACAACCACTACAAAGATGCAGTGGAGTTCGTTGCAGACATCAACCACAACGTAAACAAGAAGATGCAAGCAGCAGGAATAACGCCAGAGAAGTTCAAAGATGTAAGAAAATTTGGTAATGCGCTAACTGCAGCTTGTGTTGCTACCATTGGATGCGTTATTATAGACTAAATGCGAGTGTAAACGAGTGATACACTCTCATCACCCCAAATATCACTCAAAAACCTATTATTTAATCACACAACTACTATCTACACTCACTGACTAGAGTACGGTGCGGAAAAGAGATGTATCTCATTCTACCCGTTGTAAACAGTGCTATGTATTTAGTAGTTCTTTAAACTATTCATTATGGATTTTACATTACAAGAGCTTTTAGCTCAAAACGATCTTATTGGAAAACTCCTTAAAAAGGGTGAATCAATAAATTATGTTCAACACAAGGTGTATGAACTACGTATTCTACAAAGCAAGCTTAAATCTGGTCATTGGAATAATGACGAGTTATTAGCAGCTTTTAACGAAACGCTCTAACGAGTGTCGTATGACATTGGTAGTCATGCCTGACGAGTTACCAGACGATAACTTATTAATTAAATTATGGAGGACATTATCATGCCTAACAAAGAAAACAAATCAATCAAAGAAGAGTTAAACTCAATCTTAAACAATGCAAAGAATAAAGTAAATGAACAAGTTTACGATTATTCAAAACAAGAAATGATAAAAGACATAAAGAAAACAGCTACTGTTACTGCAACTGCGTTTGTAACTGCTGTTACATGTTTATGGATTTCATAATCATTCATCCCTTGGAACAAGTGTTCGTTACACTCAGCGATGAGTGCAAGGGAACTATTCAAATCAATTATTAACTAAATTATGGAGGACATTATCATGACTCACGAACAATTTACTGAAGAATTATACAAGCAATACAGAAGCCCTGAAGAGGCTGCTATT